GGTGCGCAGGCGGACGACATCGGCGTGGGAGATCTCGAGCTGCTTCCTCAGATCGGCCACCAGGCGCGCCTGTTCCGCCTCCCGCGCCACGGCGGCGCGCACCTCCGCCTCGGCTTCGGCCACGCGCTGGCGGAACTCGTTCAGCGTGTCCTGCATCCGCTCTATCTCTTCGCGAAGAGACGCCGTTGTCCCGGTCAGGGCGCTGGCGATGGCGGTGATGACGGCCGCTTCCCCCGTCGCCTCATCCTTGGCGGCCGTGGCGTCAACCGCTCGGCGTGATGGGCGTTGAACCCAGGCGGTCAGCACGCCCCCGAGACCAAGGGCGGTCAAGAGCGTGACGATGCCCTCCCACGACGCAAAGGGCGTGGAGATGTGGTGGCCTGCTGACATGCGGGCTCCTGCGAGATGGATTGAGGGAGGGGACGGCCCGGGGTCGTCAGACTTCCGGCGCCGCCGCGTTCTGCGCCGCCAGCGACCGAATGCGGTCGTTCATCGTTTCCAGCACCTGGGCCGTGCTGAAGGCGAGGTTGGGCAGGGTGGCGTCCATGTCGGCCAGAGCCATGGCGTTGGCGCGCAGGCATGCCGCCAGATCATTGGCCGAACAGGTCAGCGGCCCAGCGCCGCCGAGGCCGAGATCGAGCAGCGGCGACAGCTTGGCGCGGTTGGCGGACTTGCTCGCTTCAGCCGCAGCGGCGTCGGCCTGAGACACCATCAGGCGGGCCGCTTCGATTTCTTCCGGCGTGGGGACCGTGGGGGTTTGGTTCGTCGGCATGGGTCAGGCTCCTTCGATGTCGGCGTCGAGACGCGCGAGGTTTTCGGGGGTGTTGTTCACGTCCAGCGGGACCGCGTCGCCGTTCGGTCGCCCCCAGTAGATCCGCAGGCGCTCTTCGCTGATGGTCTCGTAACCGGGGACGCTGCCGGGCAGCAGGCGGGTGACGTCGTCGCCGCAGTCGAGCATCAGCCAGTCCTTGGGCTCCGGCGGGCGCTTTTTCCCGCCTCGCTTAGCCGCGCGGGCCTTCTCGATCTCGGTCGCCGCGTCGTCGGCGGTGTGCTGAAGGAAGTCGCCCGTCAGCCCCCGGAAAGTGGACATGACGACCGACCGAAGCATCGGCTTCTGTTCGTTTGGCGCGTCCAGGGCGGTGGCCAGGATGGCGACGACGCTGTCAGCGGGGATGCTGGTGATCGTGCCGTCGTGCTTGGTCAGGATGGCGTTAGGCATGGGGATCGCTCCTCTAGGTTTGATAATAGACGCCGCTCAGGCGAGCGTTGCTGGTGGAGGCGGCTGTCACGTCGTCCGTCCCGCTCATGCCCAGCTGCAGCAGCAGTTTGCGGTCGCCGCGTTGGCTGACGTGGCCCTCGACCAGGGTGTAGGGCTGGCCCATTGCGATGTTCGCGTTCGCGACCGGCGCCGTGACGTAGCCCGAGGCAACGATCCGCAGATCGCCGCCACTCTTGTTGGTCGAAACAACCCGCCAGTTCAGGCCATAGACCGGGGCCTCCGAAGGCGGGGCCTTAGGCGAAAGGATCGCCTGCCAATCGGCGCGGAAAAGGAATGACCCGGTGTTGTAGAGGTACTTGCTGGCGACGGTCGCCACCGTCGTCCACCCCGAACTCAGACCTATGGATGTCGCGCTCGGGGTGCCCGAGTCAAAAGGGCCGTTGGATACTTTACCTCCGAAGAAGCCCTCGGTGTCGCTGATCCCCAAGATGCCGTTGTCGTAGGTCTCAGCCCCATAGGCGACGGTATCGGGCCCCGACCACAGGTGCAGATTAGACCCGACACCAAAGCCGGGGCCGAGCGTAGTGCGGCGCCCGCCCTGCACGATGCTGATCGGGGCGGCGAACACGGCCCGGCCGCCCACCAGTTTAAGGGCGGTGACGACCGCGCCGCCGACCACGTTGGACAGCGACAGCTCGGTGGCGACAATCCCAGCCGCAGACCCGGAAGCATCCGCCCGCGCCCAGATCTGGAACGGATCGCCCCCCGCGCCGCCGGTCACGTCGAACCGCACCGTCGAGAGGCGGGTCTGGGCGTCAGCGACGGCGGCGGCGGTGATGTTCAGAGACGCCGACAGATCCGACAACGCGCCTCCACCTGCCGGAGCGCTAAAGACGGGCAGGTCGGTGGCGGTGGCGATCAGGCGGGCCAAAGTCGGGCGGCGCAACTCCATGTCGGCCACGCCGCTGGACCCGTCCCACCCGAGAATGACCGTAGCCTCAGCCCAGACAAAGCCATCGCCCGGCGCCGTGTTGATCACGCCGATGCGCTGCCATGCTGTTTCACCGTGGGCGCTCTGAGCATTTCCTAGCGAGGTGGAGCCGGTGCCGTCCTTGGCGCACCAGCGCACGTCGATGAACCAGCGGGCCGATCCCGCACGGGTGCGACCGTCCATGGCGAAGCCGATCTTTTCACCGGACGCCACAGGCCACATCTTGCGCGCCGGGGCGCCGCCCGCCGACTTCGACACCCCGCCGCCGTCCATGGCGATGATGCCGTAACGGGTGGACGATCCGTCGAACTCGCCGCCGGTCTTCAGGAAGCGGATCGCCTCGCCGCCCGGGGTGACGGACACAGACGGCAACGGACCGCCAAAGCCCCAGATCGGCGTGAAGCCATAGGTGCCCTGCGACAGGTCCGCGTTGGCGTACTCGTTCTGTTGACCGACCTTGGCCGCCAGGCTGGCGCTGATCGAGGCCGACGCCGCCGAAGCCGAGGCGCTGGAGGACTGGGCCACCGCCGTCGCCGCCGCCGCCTGGGCGTCGTTTCGGGCGCCGATGGCGGCGTCACGGGCTGTGACCGCCGTGCCCGACGCCTGAGACGCGGAGATAGCCGAGCCCGCCGCGCCAGACGCCGACGACGCCGCCTGATTGGCGAAGGTCGAAGCCTCGCCCGCCTTGGTCGCAGCCGTGGCCGCCGAGCCGCTGGCCGCCGTCGCCTTCTCTCCCGCCGTGGTGGCGGAGGCGCTGGCGCTGCTGGCCGAGGTGGCGGCGGCAGAGGCGCTGCTTTCGGCGGCCAGCTGCGTCGTCACGTTGCGGATGGTCAGCAGCTTCAGACGCGACTGGCGATCCGCCGCTGTGCCGAAGTTAAGGAGCGCGCCGAACCGGACGAAGGCGGCGTCGGCGTGAGCCGCGATTGTCTGAACCCCTCCACCGCTGAAGGCGGCAGGGGTCACGCCAAGACCGAAGCGGATGACGCGACGGGTCGTCTGGCCAACCGGACTATTGGCCCAGATGTAATATTCGTAGGGTGCCGGAGTGGCGTTGTAGTTCGCCGTCAGCCGCACCGCATAGGGAGAAGCTGTCGGAGCAACCGACCCCGCCAGCCCCTCGACATCAATCGTCACTTCATAGATTTCGCCCTGCTTCCACGGGACGACAGATTTGAAGAGCACGCTTTGGTTGGCGCCAACCAGAGAGGTGACCGTTCCGCTCGCGACCTGCGCTGACGGCAGGTTTGGCTTTGACGCGGGTGCACCAGCCCCGCCCGCACTAGTCAGCAAATCCGCCGCGATCACGTCCGGCATGAGCGCAACGGCCGCCGACACCGCCGCATCCTTGGCCGCCGACGCAGACACCTGAGACGCCGCTGCCGCCGCTGCAGAGTTGCCCGCCTCATTGGCCTTGGTCGAAGCGGTGGAGGCCGATCCCGAAGCCGCCGTGGCGAAGCCCGAAGCCTGATCGCGCGAGGTGGCCGCGTTCTGGGCGGCCGAGGACGCCGAAGCCGCCGATCCGGCCGAGTTGGTTTCGGACTGAGAGGCCTGGCTCGCCGCCGTCTGCGCTTGAGCGCGCGAGGTGTCCGCCGCCGTGGCGCTGGCCTGCGCCGCGATGGCCTTCTCACCGGCCAGGGTGGCGGATGCGGCCGCGTTGGCCGCCGACGTGGCCGAGGCCGTGGCTTGAGCCTTGGCCGCTTCGCTTTCGGTGACGTCCTCGATCCAGATGCCGTCGAGCGCGGCAAAAGCCCCTGTGACTGGCGCGTAGTTCAGGAGCGCGATCAGTCGGACAAACTTGGTTCCAAACCGGAACTTGTTGGTTTCGCCGTTGCCGCCTTCAGCAGACTCTCCAGTAATTATTCCGGACGTGCGCTCCACCCACCCAGTGCCGGCGGGGAAGGTGGTCCCGGTGACAACGTCGTAACCCAGTCCGGTGTTCAAGCCTGCAGCCGAGCCGTCAGCCAGTCGTGACGACTTGCCGACATAGACCTGCACGGGAGCATCTGGCCCGACGAAGAAGCGGGTGCGGATGCGATACTTCCTCGTCGTATCTACAGGGAACAGCTTCTCGGTGGCGATGTCACGACGGACGCCAGGAGTGGGAAGAAATACACCTGAGGCGCCATTATAGGACACATAGTAGGTGCCCTGGGCCGTGCTCAAAGGGGTCCCAGGAATAGTCGCAGACAAGCCAGACTGCCACCCCGTCAGCCCATCCTCGAACCCTTGGTTGCCACCGGTGATGATGGTGTTATCGCGGGCCTTTTCGGCGGCGACCAGCGCGGTCACATTCCGCAATGTAAGGCTGGAGATGCGCGACCTGGCACCGGTTAAGACGGTCGCGCCAGTAGGATTGCGGTTGACTAGTGAGCCGAAACGAACCCAGTCGCCCACTGCTCCGGTAATATTCCAAATACCTGTAACACCTGAAACGCCGAAACCGATACGACCAGTAATGGTCGTCTTGGTTCCAACGGGCGTAACCAAACTCGCAGAGCCGTTGCTTGCTGATTTCGACGTATAGTCGGGGTTCAGTGTATTGATGTATAGCCGCGCATGAGGCGGGCCATTGGTGTCCGTAAGGCCCTCGACAGCGATAGATAGCTCGTAGATCTCACCCTGTTTCCAGGGAACTACACCCTTGAAGGCGACAAAACTGTCCGCTGAAGTGACTGTGTTCCACACACCGTTGACGACATCGGACGGGGGAAGACTGGCCATAGAGGCAGGACTTCCAACGGACGCCCGCGACAACAAATCTGCCTGAATAACGTCCGGGAAGCCCGCGATGGCCGCCGCCAGCGAGGCGCCATAGGCCGCTTCCGCCGCCGTCTTCGACGTGTTCGCCGCCGAGGCGCTGTTGCCCGCCGCCGTGGCCGACCCTGCCGCGTTCTGGGCCGAGGTGTTGGCCGCATTGGCGAAGCCCTGCGACTGGTCGCGGGCCGTGGCGGATTGACTGGCGGCGCTGGACGCAGTGGCCGCAGACCCCGCCGCATTGGTGGCGCTGTCCGCCGCCTCGTTACGGAAGGTCTGGGCCTGGGCGCGTGCGGTTTCAGCTGCGAGTTTGGCGGTGTTCGCCGCGCTGGCCGAGGTTCCCGCCGCATCGGCCGAGGTCGCGGCGCTGGATGCGCTCGCCGCCGACGCCGTGGCCGAGCCTTGAGACGCGTCCCGAGCGCTTTCCGCAGCCACCTTGGAGGCGTTGGCCGCCGTGGCGCTGTTCCCGGCCTCATTGGCCTTCGTCGTCGCCTGAGAGGCGCTGCCCGCCGCCGCCGTGGCCGAGCCGCCCGCCGCCGTGGCGCTGCCCGCCGCAAGCCCGGCCTGTTGCGTCGCCGTGGCCGCCGCGTTCGTGGCGTCCTGCGCCTTGGTCGTCGCCGTGGCTGCGCTCGCCGCCGAGTCATTCTTGCTGGTCAGGGCCGACGCCGCCGAACCCGCCGCATCGCCCGCCTTGGTCGAGGCCACGTCGCGGGCCGCCTGGGCCGCGCCCTGGGCGATGACCGCGTCCGCCTTGGCCTGGTTCGCCGCCGCCGCGCTGTCCGCCGCCGCCGCCGCGCTCGCCGCCGCGCTGACCGTGTCGCCATAGACCGCTTCCAGATCGGCCACGCCCTGCTGCGCCGCCGACGCCACCGCCTCTACGGATTGCAGACGGTCGGTGATCTCGGTGACGGGCTTGCCGTTCAGGTGGGTGGTGTCTTCGGCGACGAGCCCAGGCGCCGTCTCCGGGCCGTAGATATGGCGGTCGGAGTAGTTCTGGTTCCGCTGATACTGGACCGCGACGTAGTAGGTCTGCCCCGGCTGCAGCGCGTCGATGGGAATGGTCTCGACCGTCGGCGGACCCTGATAGACCTGCTTCCAGGGACCGTCCGGCGTCGGCCCGTATTCCACGATGATGGCCGTGGCGGTCGAGTTGGAGACGATGCCCGTCAGATCGAAGCCAGGCAGTTGCGTGCCGCCCGGCGCCGGCGGACGGACGATGATGGTCCAGTCTTCGGGCAGGGGCGGGGAGACGAAGGTGGGGTCGGTCGGCGTTAGGACCGGGAAGGCAGGCAGCGTGGTCGTCTTGCCGAGCGCCAAGGCGTGCTTGCTGTCCGTCTCCGAGCGGAAGCCGATGCGGACCTGGGCCGTCTTCGGGTCGTAGGATCGGCTCAGGACGATGCACTTCACCCCGTCCATCAGGAAGCCGGGCTCGTCGATGTCGAAGGTGTCGCCGCGCTTGAGGTGGCGCATGTGCGCCTTGAGCGGGATCGTGCCGGAGAAGGGCTCTCGAGCATCGAGGATGTCGTAGGCCGCCAGTTCCGCCGCCTGCTTCAGCAGAGGCACGAACCGATAGTCGATCTGGTCGCCGTGCTTGCCACCATCGTCGGTGACGTACTGCGCGAAGGCCACGGGGTTGGCCGGCGTCAGCACCCAGCCGGCCGCCTCGCTCATGAAGCGTGGCGTGATGGTGTTCAGACGGTTGAACAGGCTGGGCGCCGTGTCCAGTTCGATGTCGCCAGCGGTGTCGCGCGCGGTGATGGTGGCGACCGAAGCGCGCGGGGCGCCCCGGCTGACGCAGCTGATCTTGCCCGCGTGGCGAGCCCGCACGGCGCCGGCCGCCTGAAGCAACTGGTCGAGGACGGCCGAAACGTCCTCAGACGTGTCGGGCCAGGCCGCGAGCTTCCAGCCATTGGCGTCGGCGATGTTGGCGACTTCGACAAAGGCCGGGACGTCGATGCCGTCGATCGATGCGCCGATGCCCCCGACAACCTGACCGTTCTCGACCAGGCCAAGAGCCCAGTTTAGGGCGCCGATGCCGCCGTCCTCGATCCAGCGATAGGTCGAGCGGACACCCAGGCGGCAAGGCCCGGCGCCGCCAGGATAGGTGTCATCGTATCGCGGGTCGTAACCGAAGATGCCCTCGGCCACATGGACCGGGTCTGGGATGCCAGCAGGGAAGGCCGTGCCCTTGGAGTTCTCGCCCAGCACCTGCAGGTAGCAGGCCTTGCCGGAGAGCCGCGCCGCGCTCGACCATTCAAACGAGGAGCCGCCGAGCTTCAGGCCGACCGGGACCGTGAGCGCGGTGTCAGGCTGCGCGCCCGACCGGCGCACCATCCACATCTCGCCCTGCCACTGCGACGAAACGGCGATGCCGTTGGCGCCGAAGGTGACGGGCTGCTTGTCGCCGGAGAAGCTCGTCACGCCCCGGATCGGCCCTGCGCCCGACAGGATGCCGACGATGCCCTGATACATGTTGTCGGGGCCGAACTCGTCGCGCTGGACGATCTTCCCCGCGACGCCCATGCGCCCCATCAGGAAGGGGATCGGCTGGTCCGGGTTGGAAGTCCACTCGTCCGGCGACGCGGAGCCCTGGCTCTTGGGCTTGTCCAGCATCCCTCCGACAGCCACGAGGCCCGAGCTGATGGTGTTCAGTGTGCCGACCGAAACCCCGAACAGGGTGGTCGTGCCTGCCAGCGCCGGCATGGCCAGGGCGCCGACGCCGGTGGCGATCAGGGCTGCGGCGCCAATGATGACGCCGACCGTCTTGAGGGCCTTACCCATTAGATGACCCTCCAGGCGCAGTAACCCAGCTCGTCGCGGGCAAAGTCGGTGACGTTCGTCAGGATCTCGGCGTCGGGGCTGGCCTCGGTGTAACCGAGCAGGGTCCGCCCGCCGTCGTCCTTCATGCAGATGGCCAAGGCGCCCAGCTTGTGGGTCGTCGGCAGAGCGACGATGTCGGCCGTGCGCGCCATGGCCGGGGCAATCCGGGCCAAGTCCAGGCTATCCAGCGCCTCGATCAGGTTGGCGAAGCCCAGCGCCTTGAGCGTCTTCAGGCCTTCGGCTTCGGACTTCCAGCGCAGGCCCTTGGCCCAAGGCACCGACACGCCGAGCTGACGAAGGTCATGCAGGGCCAGCAACGGACAATCGCGCGTGCCGGGCTTGTAGGGCTTGTGATGGAAGCGTTTGCGGCAGGCCTCGGCCGCGCGCTTGCGGCGTTCTCTCGGGTCGATCATCAGTAGGACGCCTGGTTTGCAAAGCCGCCGCCGCCGCCATTGCCGCCGCCGCTTACGTAGCCACCGCCGCCGCTGCCCGCCGGGGAGTTGGCGCGCCAATAGACCTTGCGGCCCAGGCCGGTGACGTAGGCGAGGCCCAGTTCGCCGGGCCAGACGGATTGATGGAAGGGGTTCGATAGGCGCCGGTCTTCGTTCGGCTCGTTCAGCAGCGCCTCTTCGGTGCCGCACTCCAGCACGACCTCCCAGCTTTCGCCGTTGATCACGCGCGGGAAGTCCACGATCCCCCGGAACAGCAGGTCGGGCGTGCCGATGAGCAGGCCAGTGTCGCCGTCGAGGGTCGCGTCCCACACCTGGATCAGGCTCTTGGCGTGCTTCCCATCCGCCACGGCTGCAAACCCGGCCTGGTCGGGGGGGATGATCGTCAGCGTCGCACGGGTCGTCTGGCTGTCGATGCCGTCTTCAAAGGTCGGCAGCTCGCCAAGCACGCCATAGGTCGGATCGCGGGCGAGGAAGACTTCGCTTCCCCAGGGGATGAAGCCGCCCGTCGACAGCCGCAGGGTGAAGTCTGCCGTTTCCCACTTCAGCAGCTGGACAATCCACGCGACGGGCTGCTTGCGGGCGGCGATAGAGGCGGCGTCCATTATTCGCGCTCCTCCAGGGTGAACCGCAGGCGGACCAAGCGATCCGTCCCGACTTCCAGAGATTGGGGATCGACCGTTGCGAAGCCCTCGGCGCGCGGCTGGGCCACGTCCACGACAGCGTTGTTCGCAGGCGGCAGGCGCAGCAGCGTCAGCAAGGGCAGGGCGACCTGGCCGTCACCGGCAACGGTCGTCAGCGTGCGCACCTTGTAGGCGAACAGCTGGCCCAGTACCGGGAAGCTGATCCACTGGCCCTTGCGGAAGACGTAGCCGGGCGTCAGCCCCTTCAGGTTCAGAGTCCGGCCGATCTGGTTGGCGCCGTCGATCAAGGGCGATCCCGGTGCGCCGGTGTCCAGACCGGGTTGATAGATCTTCATGATGACCGTGTCGGATTCCGACAGAAGGTCGTCCCACTCCAGGCTGGCCACGTAGGACTGCGGAGCCAGGGTGATGTCCCAGGCCCAGCGGGTGCCCGGCCGCATGTAGCGGTTAACCGGACCCTGCGACGCCGGGCGCTGCTCATTGCGCGAGCTGATGGGCCGCGGCGTCATGGAGGACGGCGCGGGACGGGTAGGCAGGACCAATGCGGCCATTATCGTCTCCGGCGGCCGACGGCGTGTTGCTGCTGCTTGGCGGTCTGGCTCTGGGCCAAGGCAGGGACGTCCTTCACGGCACGCCCGTAGGCTCGGTCTTCGCTTTGCGAGCCGATGGCGTTCATCTGGTCCAGCAGCTCCTGCGTCAGGACAGCGCCGCGCAGGTCGAAGTAGGGCGCGTTGCCGGGGCGAGGCCCGACGCTGCCGAATGAACCGCCCCCGACCAAGCCGCCGTTGGCGTAGCCGGGCAGGGTGCCGAGGCGCATGGCTTCCAGCTTCGGCAGGCCGATGCGGGACACGGCGCGCTGCGGTAGGACGAACTCGCCTTTGTGGACGATACCCGCAGGCTCCATGACGCCGCCGGCGCCGGTGTAACCGCCCTCCGAGAAGCCGAAGAGCGAGCGGCCGAAGCCGATGGCCTTGGACAGCCAGTCGGATGATCCGCCGCCCTTGGCCGCACGAGCCAGAGCCTTGGCGTCGCCGCCGCGCGAGGAGCCGCCGCCGAAGAGCATGTTGGCCAGCGGCTCGGTGATCGACTGGCGTACGGCGATAGAGGCCAGATCAGCGATGATCTGTTTGGCGACGTTGGAGAAGGTCTCGCCGAGGTCCTTGCTGTTCATGATCGCATCGACGATCCCATCATTCAGCGCATCGAGGCCGCGGGCCGCGACGTTCTCATAGGCTTCCGCGATCTCGCCGGCCGTCTTCAGGCTCTGGTCGCGCCAGGCCTCCAGCGGCGACATGGTCTGGCGGTTTACCGCGGCCGACTGAGCGGCCTGAACCTGCCCCAGCGCGTCACGGCGCGCCTGTTTGTCGCCGTCCGTCAGGCCCGGCGTGCGGCTGAGTTCCGTCTCCAGGTCTTCCCGGGCGCGGCGCTGAGCCATGGCCAGCAGCCGTAGCTCGATCTCCCGGCGCTCCTTGGCGGTGCGGGCGGCGCTGGACTGGAGCGACAGCAGGTCCGCCGTCAGGTCGGTGAGGGCGCGCTCCTTCGCCAACCGCTCGTCGGCCAGGTCGCGGGCGAGGATGTCTGCGGACACCCGATCCTCCAGGGTCGCCGTCTGGGTCTGGATCAGCTTGAACTGGTCGAACTCGGCCTGCTTGTATTCCCCGCGGGCAAGCTTGCTTTCCAGCTCAGAGGCCTCGGCTTCACGCTCCAGCTTCACCTGGGCCTGGGCAAGGTCGAAGCGCTCCTGGACGGTCATCACCTCTTCGTCGGCAATGCCTAGGGCGCGCTGGCGGGCGCGGAAGATCTCTTGCTCGACGCGTTCGGCGCGGCGGGCTTCGCGCTCGGCTGCGCGTTCAGCGTTGTTGTTGGTGGTCGAGCGGCCGGGCACACTCCCCAGCGTCGGGCTGCCGCTAGAGGAGGACCGGCGCGGAGTACGGGTTGGCGCATAGCGTCCCGTTCCGCTCGCCAAGTCTTCCAGGGCGTCGGTATTCACGAGGTTCGGGCCGTTCACAGCGAAACGACCCATCTTCCATAGGCCCTTTACCAGCCCCAGGGGCGAAGCAGCTGTGCCCAGGGCGTCGCCGAGCCCGAATCCAGTGACGCGTTTGGCGGCCTGCGACTTATCGATGAAATCGCTGAGCGCATTGATGGCGTCGGCGATTTGGGAGGTGAAGTTCAGCACTTCGTCGCTGAGGTTGATGAACGCCTCAGCCATCTGAATGCCGATGACCTGCGAAAGGTCCTCAAGCTGACCCTGTGCGTCGGCGCCCTTCTTGATGATGTCCGCGTCCATAACGAAGCCGAGCGCCGCAGCTTCATCGCGCAGGCGGGCAACCTCTTCTCCACCCTCGCGCGCCGCTGTGGCCAGCGATCCCAGCCCGATCTGTTCGGCAATAGCCTGACGATCGTTCGGGTTCTTCAGCGCCGAGATGCGGTCCATCACCTGCTCAAGAGCCTGATCTGCATCCTTGATCTTGCGGAGGTCATCCTCATCGAACATCAAGCGAGTGAAGGGCTTCATTGCCTCCTTCGAGATGCCGGCCTGCGCCTGGGCGAACTTCGTCGCAAACTTCTCCAGGTCGGCGTCGACGGCGGCCGCATCCTCGCCGGTCTTGCGGGCCACATAGCGCCACTCTTGAAGGGCGGTCGTGCCGATGCCGATCCGGCGGGCGCTGTTCGCCATGTCATCGGCCATCTTAAGGCTGGCTTGGCCCGCCTGAAATGCGAAGGTTGCCGCTGCTGCAAGTACGGCGGTCAGGGCAAGAACGCCGGCCGTTGCCGCGCGCGTCATCTTCTCAATGCCGGAGCCGATATTGCCCGCGCCGGTGCTGGCTTTCTTCTCTGCTCGATCGACGAACACGTCTAAGTCGCGCTCGGCGGCCTTGATGTCTTGACCCAATTTCTGGCGGGTCGCTCGAAGCTCGAATTCGGCCGAGCCGACTACGGTGCCGTCAGCCATGGAGCCTCCATAGAAAAAGGCCCGCCGAAGCGAGCCATGTTCGAATTCTGTTCAGGGTGACGGCGTTCTGCGAACCGGGCAGGGTGCCGCCTCATTCTGGGAGGGCGACATGGCTGGACGTTACGACGACCGAGCGATCGGACGGGTTTCCATTACCGCGCTGGAACCGGTCATCCTCGACCCGCTGGCCGGCGGCGAACCCGAAGAGGGCATCGGCGGAACCATATCGATCAACATACAGGCGTCAGACGGCTCGCCCTTTGGGCCGGGCCTTACCGTTGGCGTCGCTGTGGCGGCTTCGCCTGACATGAGCATGAGAGACGCTCAAAAGCTCGTTCTAGCCGCTGCACGCGACCTTCTAGTGCGGCTCGCGGAAGAGGAGCCGGATTCTCTTCAATGGCACTATGAGCAGGGTCAAAAAGAGATGCTGATGAAGCCGCGAGATTGAGGCTGGAATCCTCTCGCGGATCATAACCCTGAACGACGCGGCCCCCGTCGCTGAGCTGGACGGCCTCACCGGCCTGGATGGGTTGAAGGGAAACTTTCATAGCCAACTCCATGAAAAAGGGCGGCCCGAAAGAGCCGCCCTCGCTGTACTTTCGATGCGATCTATCGCTGGCTTGGAATAGACAGCTCCTCTGACGCCTCGTAGCCGACGACACGTACGCACCCTTCCCGCTCACTGTCGTTGCAAAGCACGTCCGCTGTTACCCAAGCCCGCGTATCGCGATTTCGAACCTCGCAGCGGAGCCTTAAACGGCCTTCAGGTGAGGCAGTGCTTGTGATGCGCCATGGGAACATCAGGGACGAACGTTCAGGATCGGCATTGCCTGCGGCGGCAGCGAGATAGAGGGCGTTTACGCAATGAGCCGCATTCGTGGCGTTCGCGGCATCCTTGGGAGGTGCCGCAGACGGCGAACACGAAGCCAAGGCCAGAATGGCTACCAGTGATCGAACTTTCATACGCCCTCCCGATTTACCGAAAGGCTATTCCGCATCCTCGGCCGGCTCAACCTCCAGCCCCCAATCGGCGGCCATCCGGTCGAATACGGCTGCGGCGAGGGCCTCATCGCCTTTCGGATCGGGCTTCTGAAACCACTCGCTGATGTAGTGGGCCGGGCCTCTCAGTTCCTTGGCGCGGGCGAACCGCTCACTGAACCATCCAGCATAGAGACCGGCCTCGACCCGGCCGCGCCCCATCTCTTGGAGCCGTAGCGAGAGGTTGTAGGGCGTCAGCCTCCAGAATTCGGCCTCAGTCAGACCTGCGCGGATCGCCGCCCGAAGATGCGCCTCGACCACGTCGGCCGGGCGCTCTTCTGAGGGTTGGCGGTGTCGGCTTCGACGGACCTCCCGGCGGGACCGTATTGCGCCAGTTCCCAAGCGCCCCAGGCAGCCTTGAGGCAGACGGCGAGGGGATACTCGGCCATGGGGGCGGCCAGCACTTCCGCAGCGCTGATCTCGCCGTCAGACAAGACGTCCAGCGCCTCGGCCATAGCCGTCGAGGAGCCGGCACGGCCGCGCTGCATGGCCTTGAACTGCTCCAGCAACCAGTCATGGCCCTTGGCGTCCAGCGCGGCGTAGGTCAGTTGCAGCGGAACCGTCCGCCCATCCGGCAGGGACAGGCGGACGATCCCGAGGCGTTCGTCGGTCGGCGTCATCAGGCAGCCGTGGCGCGAACCGGGGCGGCGACCGGCTCAAGGGTGCCCGAGTACATGACCTTGCCGTCAACCTGGGCGCCCAGCGTCAGGTTCGGGACAGCGTTGAAGCTGATCTGCTTCGCGCCAGCGCCAGCGCCGAGGACGACGCGGAACGGCAGGGGTGTGTTGGTCGCCTCGGCGGTGAACAGGGCTTCCTGCTGGGTGTCGCCCTGCTGGTAGTGCATTTCGAAGCTGTAGGCCGAGGGCTCGCGGGGGCCGTTGATGTACTCACGCGTGCCCGGCGTGGTGTCGAAGTCGGTGGCGTCGATCTTGTTCGGCGAGAAGCCGCCGCCGTTCAGGTTGGTGACGCCGGGGATCGCTGCATAGGTCGGGGTCTCGCCCGTGCCGAGGTGCAGCTTCAGGAAGCCTTGGACCAGAGTGGCCATGGGTGGTTCTCCTATCGAAAAGGCAGGGGATCAGGGCGCCGCGAGGGCGTGAAGCGCGCGAACCGCCTGCCACGGTCGCGGATGGGGGAAGGTCAGGTGTTGACGAGATCCAGGCGGATCGAAACGCGCCGGCCGATCAGGGACGGGTCGGTCGTCGGGGACTGCATGGGTCCGTTGACCCGGCAGACGTCGCACCTGCCGCCGGTCACGGTCAGTTCGCTGGGGCGGTTATGGAAGAGGTCGCGCACCGCCCGCATCAGCGTGTCGAGGTCGGCGCCGGAGCCGGTGTCCCGCTGATAGCCGCGCACGTCTTGGAGGATCAGGCGGCCGGTCTCGGTGAAGGTTTCCATAGGCTCGTCGCGCGTCGGCACGGCGATGATCAGGAACGGCTTGGTTGGCGGCGTGTCGAGGAAGTCGTCCGGCGCCCGCTCGGAGAAGATGGCCGGGGCGCCGTTGTACGTCGCCAGCGAGGACGCGAGGCCAGCCAGCCGGGCGAAAATGGTGGCGGTCGAGTTCATTCCTTGGCTCCAGCAATGAACGCGTCGCGCAGCTCGTCGGCGTAGTCGGTGGCCAGCAGGGTCAGGAAGGGGCGGGCGGCCATGCGTTCCGTGCCCTTCTCCAGAGCCTCTGCCTGGGCAGAGTTGGCGACGATGCGCCCGACCACGTCCTCGCCCTCGCGCCTGATCTGCTCGTCCGCGTTGGTGTTGGCCGAAAGTGCGCCGGTGTCTTTGGCGGGAGGCTCGCCCGGCGCTGAGGCCTGGTGCTTGCCGTAGACCTTGCCGCTGCCGGGCCGGTTGAGGATGTCGCCTTTGAGGATTTGCTCACCCTTGCCCAGCGCTCCCCGGAGGCCAGCCTCGCCCGCGTCGGTGGCGATCTTGGCGATGACCCCGTCGTAGAGCGTGACTTTGCCCATCTAGCGGCCCTGAAGCTCGTACAGGGCCGCGGCGGGATCGCCGGTCTTGGCGATGACTTCGAATGTGGATGGGGTCAGGCCCTTGGCGGGGTCCGGCGCGGTGATCTTGTGGCCTTTGGCCGGGATGACGCCGGCGGGGAGGCTGCCGCCGAGGACGAGAACCAGACGGTCAGTGCCAGGGATGCCCAGCGATGCGCGCCGGAAGTCGCTGTAGTCGGTCACCAGCGCCTTGCAGGGGTGCGAGGTCGGCGGGCCCGAGATGTAACCGCCCTGGCCGTCCGAGACCTGCGCGCCGGGCACGATCAGCGTGCCGTCTTCGAAGTCCTCGGCGAAGTCCTCATAGGCTTCAGCCTGAAGGCCGGTGATGATGCTCATGCGGCCCTCCGGACGGAAATGCTTTCATCGCAACGACATGCGACGATCTCTTCGGCTACCGCGCCTAGCGAGGTGTCGCCTGGGAACATCAGCAGCGCGCCGCTCGGGCTCTGGAAGGGCTGGGAGAGGCCGCGCACCGTCTGGCCGCCCATGGCGTCGTGCGTGTCCCGCTGGCGTCCGTCCTGGGTGGTGTGCCAGCCGCGTTCGATGTCGGTCTCGGCGACCCGGCCGTCGTCGACCAGCTGCTGATAGGCTTCGTGCTTGGCGGCGCGGATGGCCGGCAGACCCTCGGTGCGGGCGATGACCTCGCCGCGGAGTTGTACGAGGCGGGCGGAATAGCGGGTGACCATGAGCGAGGCGGTGTCGCGGTCGATGGCCTTGCCTTCCCGGATCGCCTTCAGAACCGTGCGATCATAGCGGCGGTCGCGGCGGGTGCGGGTCAGGTAGTGCTTCAGCAGCTTCCGATCGGCCGAGGCCAGTTCGATGCGAGCCGCCTGGACATAAGCCCGTTGCGGGGCGGATAAGCCAATGAGACCTCCAGTCCTTTGACCTGTCGCTCTTGAAATGCGCCCGACCAACTCAAGAGCGACCGAACGGGGATGCGCGCCGCGTGCCATGCCGTCGGCGATGAAATCTCTGGCCTGCTGGCGCTCCCCATCGACCAAGCCGGTGATCAGGTTGCCCGAGAACTGGCGGATCCAGCTGGCGGCGCGCTGATTGCCGGGGTCGAAGCGGAAGCCGATAGATACGGCGGCGGGCATGGATGCGACGGCGCCCTGGCCGCCAGCGATGAAGGCCTCGGTGATCTTTGCTTCCAGCCCGGCGAACGCGGCACGGCTTAGATGCAGGGCATCCATGGCGCCTTGTAAATCTCCGCGCTCCAGCGCTGCGATGACCTTCTGCAGCTCGACGTTGCTGCGCAGGTCGTTGATCGCCGCCATGAAGGCCTGCGCGACCTCCAGGCCATACTTCGCCATCAGCTCCCGGAAGAGCCGTTGTTGCGTCGGGCGTCTGGCCATTGGGTTAGGGCTTGAGGGCCCGAGTGAGGCGCGCGGCCTCGGCCATCAGGTCGAGGTAGGCTTCGAACTGCGCCTTTGCGGTCTCGATGATCTTTTGCTGCTGCTCGACAGGGTTGTCGTGCAGGATGGCTTTCTGCAGGAGGTCGGCCGACGAGATGATGTCGAGCAGCGTCTCCGTCGCCATGGCGGACGGCATCTTGTGCGCCGTGAAGCGCGGATCATCGCTGTTGCCGCTCATGGGGGGTAAGCTCGCACAGGACTGCATGTCAGCCAACCGCCCATAGGCCGAGGCTCGCCAAGGTGCCTTCCGGCTTCAGATAGGGCGCGAGCAGGCCTTCCACGGCGCTCAGCTTCAGGGTTCCGTCCGCGATCACGTCGCCAGACCCCTCGAAGAACTCCTTTTCGATGGGGCCGATCTTCTTGCGTTTCACGGCGCCGGTGGCGGTGGCAGACACAGACAGGCTGCCGGGCTTGATCGCTTCCTGATAGGCCGCAGCATACGAGGCGTTCTCGACCGCAACCGGGATGATGTCGTCAGGAATGTCTTGCCCGTAGGCCTTGGCGCCGGCACGCGGCCATGCGCGCTCCTGGGCAATGCCGAGGGTAGGAGCGCCCCAGAAGCGGGAGCTATACACCCCGTCGAGGTATTGGCTCCCGCGCTGGCGCAGGATGGCGGCGACGGGCGCGCCAGCAGGCAGGGTCAGCCCGTTGAGGGCCAGCCATGCCGTGAACCCGCTGTCGCTCCCGTAGGCCATGATCAGGCCGCAGCCTTGTCGAAAGCAGCCTTGGCGCTCTCGGTGGCGAAGGCCAGCTTGTCGTCGTCCGACAGGCTGTCGAAGCCGTCCAGGTCGTTCTTGCGAACCGACTTGCCGACGGGCTGGTCGGCGCCGTCGAAGATCGACCACCAGCCGGGCGACTTCTCCTTGGCGGTGAACGGGCCGACCGGGGGCACGAACTCGGCGGGGGGCTGGTCGTTGCCGGGCTTCTCGCCGGCCTTGGGATTGGTCACTGGGGTCTTGCCGGGCTTCTCGCCGGCCGAGATCGTCTCGTAGCGACCAGCCCAAGCCGTGGGCTCGCCCTGGACGGTCAGTTCGGTGCCGACCGGGATTTCCTTGCCTTCGCCGTCGTGGATGCCGCCGGCGGTGATCTTGATGCGGGTGTCGCTCATGGCGATCTCCTTCCATCAGGAGGAAGGGCCAAGGCCGGAGCCCTGGCCCCGCCGCCTTAGTTGATGACTGTCGAGGCGAAGACGCCCGACTTGCCGTTGTAGTCGCCGCGGACCTCGATCCCCATCGCGCCCATCACCAGGAATTGGTAGTTGTCGGTGGGGTTCAGGCGGGTCATCGCCGTGGTGTTGACCGCCATGCCGATCAGCGGGCGGACGTACCGAGCGTTCGGCACGAAGCCGAAGAACTGGTTGCCGGTCAGCTTCCAGGTCACCTCGATCTTCTTGATCCGGCGGTTGCGAGCGATGAACTCGCGGATCGTGCCGTCCTTGAAGCCGGCCGCGTTGGAATACGACTTGTCCCAGGCGCGGGCGATGTCCGGCGAGATGTAGAGGTTGACCGCCTCGGTGATCAGGTTGGCGTCCAGCATGGCGCCGAAGGGCCCCACGAAGAAGGCTTCCAGCTCGTCCGACGTGGCCGTTGTCAGGTCGATGTTGGCGCCGCCGGCAGCCGAGCCGAGGTTGATCAGCTTGGTCAGCGGCGAGTTGCGCAGGCCATAGGCGGTGTAGCCCTGGAACTTGATCGTCGCATCGCCGTCCAGCGCGTAGTCCGCCATGTTGCGATTGATCTTGTCCAGCGCGCCTTCCTGGTCGTCGGCCAGGGCGTCGAAGTTGGCAGAGCGGAGGGTGTTCCACTCGCGCCACTCGCGGCCATAGCCGTCGGCGAAGATCGGCACGACCGTCCCGCGGTAGTCGTAGATGGTCTTGTCCATCGCAACCGGGACCTGGCCCGACAGCGAGCGGTGGACCGGGTTGTTGGTGTCGGACGCCACGCGGGTCAGGTGTGCCATGGTGCCGATGTTGACCGGCTTGGCCAGGGCCATCAGGTCGGACATGAACACCTGACCGCCGTCGTCACGCATGACGCGGGTGGTGATGGTGTCCAGCTCCAGCCAGGCGTCGCGCGGCAGGATCGCCGAGGCGTTCGCCTGGAAGCTCGCGAAGTGGTCTTCCACGTGGTGGAAGTAGTCGCGCGAGACGCCAAGCTGGTCCCACCACTCGCCGTGGGGCCGGGAGTTGGCGATGAGGTTCTCATCGAAGTAGCGCATGTGCCGGGTCTCCCTTAGGCGACGGCCGTGTTCCGACGAGCAATGCGCACGCGCACCAGCTGGTCCGAACCGGAGGTGTTGTTGAAGGCTTCCTCGGCAACCACGGCCACGTTCTGGCCGGTCGTCGCGAGGACGAAGCGGCCGGTCGCGTTGGTGGTCAGTTTGGCGCCGCGAGCGACGTTGACGCCGGTGGGGACGCGGACGTTGAAGAACTGCTCGTCCAGCGCTTCCATGCCGATGATGGTGTCGCCGGCCGGCCAGGCGTCATCCGTGCCCTTGAGGGCCAGATAGTTGTCCTGAGCGATGTAGAGCTTCTCGCCCGAGTTGGCCCCGGCCTGAGCGAAGTTGGCGCCCGATTCCACCAGCGCCGTGCCCGGCAGGATCGCGGCGGCGCAGATGCGTTCCTGAACCTGCGGGGTGACCTCGGTGACGGGGCCGGCGTAGATCTTGTTGAGCCGGGCCATCAGTTCACCGCCTTCGGGGCGACGTGGCCCTTCTTCTCGCCGGTGCGCGGCTGGAAGCCGTTGACCAGCGGTGCGGCCTTGCCGGGTTCAGCCTGCTTGACCAGGGCGCGGGCGGCGTTGAGCGTCAGCTCTTTCGCCGTGGCCTCGTCCATCAGGTTGGCGGCGACGATCTTGCCGACCAGTTCGGTCAGCTCGGCTTCGTCTTTCGCCTTGGCGCTGTTGGCCTGCGCCTCCAGCTGGTCGTTGATCGGCTTCATAGCCGCCGCGACCGCGTTGCCGATGGCCGTTGCCAGGGCATCGGGCTTCATGCTCTCCGAGAGGGCGTCAACCTTCTGGGAAAGCGCGTCGAACTGGACCTTATCCATTTCGTCGTCATCCTTCGATTTGTTGGTGGAGGGTTGTTCCCGCTCGGTGCCTAGGGCCTCGATTAGGGCTGCTTTGATGCGCTCCATGAGCGAGGCCTTGCGGCTCTTCTCGATGGCGCGGACGGCGCTTTCGACCGCCCATCCAAGCTCGCGGTCCGCTTCTTCTTGGAAAACGGAGTTCACGACCTGAATCTCGTTGCCCGCCGAGTTGACCATCATGCCGACGCCCTGTTCCGGGGTGGCCGCGCCTTCCTCATCCAGAAGGATGGCGTCGTGGTCGAACTCGATGTCGCGAGCGGTGAACTTGTGGGCCACATCGCCGTTGGCCGCGTCCATGATGGCCAGCAGGCCGGTGGAGGTGTGGATGGGCCCCGCCGCCTCAATGGCCGCCAGCACGCGCTTGCCGCCCTCGGACTGGTTGGCTCGCTCGACGTCGATCACCTTGTCCAACAGCACCCGGCCGCCTTCCTGGCGGACGTTCTCGTTCCAGGCGCCGATCCAGCCTTGGTTCAGGCCTTCGGGGTCACGGGCCGACAGGAACTTGCCGTTGACCGAAGGGTGGCCCAGCGGTGCCGGGGTTCGCTCCAGGGTCTTGAACGACTTCGCGATCTCGGCTGCCGGATAGAGGATGTCGTTCATGACGACGTCGTCGGGCAGGGTGGCCGAGGGGACGATGATCACGTCGCGGCCGTTGCGCTTCTCGCGGCGGATCGCGGCGGTGTTGGCGAGGGTGCGGATGTTCACGCGCACCTGGTCGCCAGCGGCGAGGTCGCGGTTCACGACGAACGAACGGGCCGCAGGAACGGGGATGACGGGGCTATGCCCACGCTTGCGGCCCATCGTGCCGGCGCAGGCGCCACAGCCACACCAGACGATTGGCGTGTAGGCGTTCATGCTCTTGGGCATGGGCGGCCTCCTTAAGATTGTGGGAGTGGTCAGGCCTCGGCGGCCGGGTCGTTCTCAGGGTCGCCGAGGGCGTCCCGCTCATCGTCGGCGCCCGGCTCGTCGCGGAACCGCTCTGCGTCAGACAGTGGCTCCATCCCAACCACGGCGCGGATGTCGTCGCCGGTGAAGACGATCTCGCCGGTGGGCTGCTTGGAGTTCACGTCGGCCATCTTCACAGCGCGGTCGATCTTCTCGCCCATCGAGGACTCGGTGAGGTCGGTCCACGACAGGAACCAGTCCTTCGCGGGCAGGATGCCGAACTTCTCGAGCCGGTTGACGAAGGTCATGATGGCGGGGACCACGATGTTGGTCCGGCGCCCCATGTTGACCTTGGCCCACTCCTCGCTGTCCTCGGTCGAGGCGCGCTCGCCGGTCTGGGAGCCGATCAACACCTTCATGGGGATCGACCATGACGCGGCGAACGATTGCGCGGCCACGGCGAAGAAGTGCTCAGGCGAGGGCAGGGTGACCTGCATGGGCGTCGCCTTGATGCCTTGGAGCAGCAGCGACTTGTCAAAGCCCTTGTTGAAGCCCTCGACCTGCTCGTCGATCTTGTCGACCACGTCGGCCACGCCGACGCCCATGGCCGCAGCCATGCTCTCGATCTTGGCGTCCTTGTCGATCTCCAGGCTCAGACCGGACTTGGCGTTCTTCCAGAAGCCCTCGCCGCCGCCGCCGCGGATCTTCTCCATGTCCAGCAGGGCGTTGTAGCCGGGCTCCAGCGCGGATCGGCCGTTCAGCGTGCCGTCACGCGACCAGACGATGACCCGGTCGGGGTGGATTTCGAAGGTGCGGGGCTGCTTCTGCTGGCCGACCGCGCTCTCGGCGAAGCTGAACATCTTCGGCTGGCCGTAGGTGTCCGAAGTCTCGTCCGTGTCCCACTCGTTGACGGTCAGCTGGCCTTCCCAAGCTGGGATGACCTCGACCAGCCCCAGCAGGCCACCAGGCACGCGTGTCACCGGCGCCTTGAACGGCTGGTTGTCGGCAAAGCGCATGATCAGGCCCGAGTAGGCCCCGACGAGGCCGCGCCTGTCGCACTCGGCTAGGTGCTGCCAGATGCGCAGGTCGGCGAAGCGCTGGCGGATGTCAGTCTCGACCTTGGTCTCGCCCTGGTCACCGCCCTCGGTCCCGTCGCGCTGGAACTCCTGCAGGAAGGGGTTGTCCTCCCAGGTCTTGCCGACGGTCTTGTCCACGGCCGCGCGGGCCAGCGGGTTGCGGCAGTAGGCGTCGAAGGCCAGTTCGAAGCTGATCTGGTTGGGGTATCCGAAGTCAGCCGCGTGGTTGTGCTTCTGGGCGCCGAAGAAATAGCCGGGGAACATAGCCTGCAGCGAGCGCTGGGCCACGTTGACGAGTAGGTGGCGGGCGCTCATCAGCGGTGCCGGTTCTTCAAGAACATGGCGACGGTCGAGCCCTCGGCCCGAGGCGCAAACGCCATTACGAAGGCATCAGCCTTGTTGGTGGAGGGGATGTCCCGCTTGGCGAGGTCCTTCTTGCTTTCAACCTTCACTTTGCCGCTCCCGTCATAGTCGCGCCGTGGCGTCGAAAGCTCGTCGATCAGCAGGTCCAGGTGATCGCAGTCAGGGGCGATGCTGATCAGCTCGCCCTCATCGAACGTCATGCCCTTGGTCACGGCATTGAAGGTGTTCCGGAACCGGGCCGCGACTTCCCACCAGGCCTGCGCCTTGAGGTTGAGGTAGAAGTCCTCGTTGGCTGGGCTCTGCGGGTCCTTCGGATCAATCCGCGCCTTGGGGTTCAGGATCGCGCCCGAGGCGTTGAACTTGTGATAGGCGATCTGCGCTTTCTTCTGGTCGTTCAGGCTGGCGAAGTGGGCCCCGGCGAATGCGCCAACGCCGATGCTATCGTAGTCGATCTCGGCGCCGGCCTCGGCCGCCTGAGCATGAACTCGAGACGCTGACTTGAGAAGTTCGTCTTCCCCTGCCTTCCACTCGTCTACGCGGACAGCCTCAATGCCGTAGGCCTCGACCGTCGCGCACTTGTCGTCGCCACCGTCAGCGACATCGAAGCCGATCCGACGACGACCAGAGGAGGGCAGGTTGAGCACGGCTCGTGCGTTGATCGCGGCCATGATCCACGATCGCTTGATGATCACCGCCTCGTCGTCCTCCTTGGGCTCGCCCAGGTAGACGTGACGAAATTCCTCCTCGTCCTCAGCCTTTTTTGCCTCAATGACTTTCAGGATGGTGCGGGAGAGGAAGGGGTTCTCGGTGTAGTTGATGGTCCGGACTATGGTGTCCGGCGGAGTGTTTGTGACGAAGCGGCGATAGACGAAGTCCGTCACCAATCTCGGGTTGAAGATGATCCAGAACTGCGACCCGTCCTTCCGAACGGTCGGTTCCAGGATCTCCCACTGCGCGGCCGTGAGGTTGTGCGCCTCCTCGATCCAGCACACGTCGATGTCCTCGAGCGACTTGATCTCGTCGATTTGGCGCCAGAGGCCGTAGAAAATGAACTCGCCGCCAGTCGCGTTGTGGACGATCCGGTTGTTGGTGATCGTGAACTCGGCCTTCAGCCCAAAGCGTTCGATCTGGATCTTGAGGAGCGTGTAGACGCTCTCCTCGATCTTGTTCTGGAACTGGCGGGTGCAGAGGAAACGAACCCGGTAGTTCGCCGCCAGGAAGATCGCGAAGCCAGCGGCGTCCCAACTCTTTGACGATGACCGCCCGCCCTTCAGGACGCGGTTGCGGGCCGGCGTCTGCCAGAAGTCCCGCAGTGCTGGGTTAAGCGTCGCCGCCATAGAAGTCGTTCAGGGTCTTGGGTGTCGTCACTCGGGCGTCAATGTCGAGGGCCTGCTTCGGCTTGCCGTGGCCGCGATCAAGCAGGGCGTTGGCGGCCGCGACTCGGGCGGCCGCGGGCTGAAGGACGTCCTTCATAATCCCAGCGAGCGTTTCCAGAGCTTCGGCGGTGAAGGCCTGGGCCGCGTCCTTGACGATCACGGTCGCCTTGTTCGGTGCGCCCTTACGACGGCCAGCACCGGGACGTGCGCCTCCTCGGGCCATCGTTTGATTTCCTTTGATTGTTTTTCAGAGGCGCCTCAGCATGGCGCTCTTAGCCGTTCTGGGGGGAACGATGGCCGTCCATTCACACAACTGCCCGCACTGCGGAACTGACAGCGTGGCGTTCCATGTCGCTTGGAGCTACGCGATCAACGACGCGCATCGCGTAGCTGTTGGCATTTGCGGTAAGTGCCGACTGCCCCTGACCACCTACCTGTATGGCTACGAGACCAGTCCCGAGAAGTTCGCTGGAGATCTTACAGACCGATGGCAGGTGGTAGACGTTTGGCCTGCCCAGACCGAACTTTCAGCTCCTCGACACACGCCCCAAAATGTCGCGCGTCGATACCTAGAAGGCGAAGAGGCGTACCGACGTCAGAGCTGGAACGCCGCCGTAGCGATGTACCGATCAGCGCTTGATATCGGTACAAAAACGATGCCGGGTGTGCCGGAAGGGTTGAGCTTCTTCAATCGCCTGAAGTGGCTCCACGAACATCATCACATCACGCAGCAGATGAAAGACTGGGCCGATCACGTCCGGGTTGAAGGGAACGAAGCCCTCCACGATCCTGATGAGTTCGAGGAAGCTGATGCCAAACCCTTGCGTCTCTTCACTGAGACGTTCCTTCGGTACATCTATGAGCTTCCTGGGGAAGTAGCAGTTTTCCGGGGCGAGGTTCCGGCCGCTTAGTTTTTGGCAGAAGTTTTCGGTTCGGCCTTGGGTTCAGCCTTCACGCGCTCGGCAACACCAGCAGCTTCTAGGCGGTCGGCAGCCTTGGCGTCCGAAGCAGTGAACGGAGCGCCAGCAGCGGCAGCTCCGTCAGGCACGGAAAAGCCGACGAGGGCTTTCATGAGGACCAAGGGACACCCCTTTCGCAAACCATCGATCTGTGGTGAGAGTGGGTAGCCATTAACATGGAGGAAAGTATGGCTGTTGTGCTTGTTACGTACGACCTGAAAGCGCCAGGGCGAAACTACCAGCCCGTTTACGATTATCTGAAGTCGTTCACGTGGTGCAAAGACCTTGAGAGCGTTTGGTTGCTCGACACGACCACATCCACCCAAACGATCCGCGACGAATTGCAAAAGCGCGTTGACGGCAACGACAAGGTGTTCGTCGTCAGATTGAACCAAACCTGGAACTCGTTGAACTTCGGCTGCGCTGAGTGGCTGAACCGACCGGGCAGGGGCTGGTAACAAAAGGCCCCGCGCTCGAAAGAGGCGGGGCTTATCTTTTGGACGCGCGAAGCGACCCTGCCTTTTGGTACCCTGCGCCGACCGGTCGAACAAGGACCGCCTAGCCAAAATCTGGCCCCCTGAACCACGTCACCTTTTTCTGGTGAGGCTCGACCGGCTGCGCGTCGTTCGCGACCGTCTTCGGCTTGGCGCTGGCGACACAGCGAGCGTGGATCAAGTTCTCGCCCAAGGCGCGGATGCGCGCCGTCTGGCCCTCGTCCGCCGTCTCGCCCGTCTCAGCCTCCACGGTGGCGCGCCAGTTCTTCGCCAGCGCCTTCTCTCCAGTCATGAGGATGGAGAGCAGACGGGCATCCGAAGGGCAGAGGTGCTGGAGCGTCTTCTTCACGCGCGTTGCTGCGTCGATGGCCTCCTGGGTGATGTTCTGGCCGGGAGCGCCGTCGGTCGTGGCGCGGATGAAGTCGGGCCGGCGCTCACCACCTGAGGCGCCAGCAGCAAGCTGGATGTCCGTCTCATGGGCGCGGAACGCCTCATAGGCGCGCTGCGACAGGGACGGTTTGCCCTTCGGGTACTCGGCAGACGGCTTTCCCTTGCGGCTGCGCATGATGGTGAAGACATCCTGGCGCCAAGCGCCAAGGATCTCGCCAGTCCGCTTGTCGGCGTTCACCTCGGCGCCCTGGGCCTTGAGGCGAGCGGCCTCGGCGCGGCGGTCGCGCAGGACGTCGTTGGCCACGACCTGCGCGGATGGCGCTTCGGCGGCGCTGATCTTCCGAATGGTGACCTTGTGTTTCTTCTTCCGGCTCATGCTGCACTTCCTTGGATCGATGTGTCGTTGGCGGGGACCTGCTCAGCCAACACGCGGATGGCCAGGCGCACCAAGCCAAGGCCGACGCTGTGCGGCTCGGAATAGCGCTTGGCCTTCTCGAGGAACTGGCCGGGCGTCGGGGCGAACCGGGCGTTGCTGCGGCGCCAGTCGCGCGCAGTGGCTTCGATCACTGCAAGGGGCAGCCCTTCGAGATCGTCGTACCAGTCGTCCAGGCGCGTGGCGGCGGCGCTCTCGGGCAGATCGGGTCGAGGGTAGTGGGCGAACAGCCGCTCCATCACCGCCGCCGCATCCCACGTCTTGGCGGGCTCGTTGGCCGGTTGAAGCTGCGCCTCAAGCTGCCGCAGGGCGGGAAGGTCCGAGATCGTGAACTCCCCCGCCTTCACCCTGTCCCGGAAGAGCCCCCCGGCGAGCAAGGACGCGAAGAGCTGCTGATTGGTCACGCTCGGCACGGGAAGGCTGGGCGTAGGAAGCTGAGGAGCGGTGATCGTTTGCAGGGCGGTCATTGCGGTTCTCACGGATCGGAGGCGGTTCGTCGTCCCAGCGGCCGGCATTCAGCCAGGTGGCGGGGTGCGGAGTGAAATCAGGGTCGGTCCAGCCGGGCAGTGCGCGCTCAACCCCGGCGAGGATCACGGCCAGCGGGTCGTCCTCGGTGATCCGGCCCATGGCTTTCGCGAACGCCTTGGCTGCGGCGTCTTTGCCGACCTTCCGGGGGTAGGCCTGCCAGAACGCCAGGAAGCCTCTCGCCAAATCGACCTTGGAGGGGCCCTTACGCGCGGGGAGTCTCACACCAGGTGTGGGGGTGGGTTGTTGGGGGGTCTGGGGGGAAGAAGGGAGGGGGAGAGGTGAAGTGACGTCACCTGTTACGTCACCCGTTACGTCACAAGCGGCGACCTCAGCTTTGCGGGCACGGTAACGGGCCTGCCTTTCAGCGCCGGACGAGCGCGGTGTCTCGGCGTTCATGGCCTCCATGACCTCAATTGCCTGTTCGAGGGTCAGCCCGAAGTCGGCCATTTTTCGTAGCGCGGAGAGATTCATTGAACGCCCCCCCATTCGGACGCGGTCATGTCGCGCTTGCTGGAGTTGCAGGGCTTGCACGCCACACAGAGGTTCTTCAGACGGCTCGACCCTCCTCTCGACAAGGGCATGATGTGATCAATCTGGGGGACGGTCACCGAGACCCCGCAGTACCTGCAGCGGTAGCCGTCACGCTTGATGACTGCGCGCCGGATGACGCCCCAAGACTTGGCACTGACCCCCTGGGACCTCAGTTCATAATAGCGGCGGTTGCGCTCTTGGCGGGCGGTGCGCGCTGGGGGCGAGGGCGCAACTGCGGCCTCCATCTCGGCGACAGCGCGCACCAGGTCGTCTCCGGACACTCCGGCTGCGATCAGATGCTTCAATGCTGTCGCGATGACGCTCATCCCACCACCTCGACCAGACGAGCCAGAACGGCGGCGCGGCCGGGCTCGGGTAGGAAGTATCCGCCTTTGTCGCGTCCGCTGGCTGTGATGATCGGAGAGCCCAAGCCGACGTCATCCAGCGCCTCGCGCAGGAGGCAAATGCGGGTCTTGATGACGTTGCGGGCGTCGGTGATGTGCTGGTCCATCCAAGGACGAGCCCCGGCAAGTTGATCGACAGACAACGCACGACCGTTGGCATCGAGCAGCGCGCACAGCATCGCCGCCTTTGTGCGGCTCCCCAGAAGTTGGAAGGCCGCCACCTCGAGGCCGAGGCGTTCCAGCGGGCTCATGCCGCTCGCACCAGTTCAGTCCTGCGGGCATGCAGGAGCGCGCCGAGGTGCTTTGACGCGGCGTCGATCTGAACAGCCAGCAGGGTGTCCACCGGGTGCTCTGGCTCAGCGTAGAAATGCACCATGACCTCGTCCACCACGCGCGCGATACGGTCGTCGGTGTTCATGAGGCCTTCGATCTTGCGCACACCGTGCAAGACGGTCGTGTGATCGCGTCCGCCGAGCAGGCGACCGATGTGGGGCAAGCTCATGTGGGGGCAGAGCTGGCGGATAGCGTACATCGCGATCTGCCGAGGCCGTGCGAGCGAGCGGCGGTGACTGGAGACGCACAGGCGCTCAAATGTCATGCCGTGGCGCTCGGCCACGAAGTCCGCCACGTCGCGGGCTATAATGCGCCCGGTCATGCCGCCCGCTCCGCGGCTTCGTCGGCGCGCCGCTCAAGGCAGCGGCGCACTGTCTTGGTCGAGCAGTTCATGATCGCTGAGGCGGCAGCCTGGGTGATCTCGCCTTTTTCGACCAGGGCGAGGGTCCTGTGATCGGCCTCCGTCAATTCCCGGGGCGCCGCGCCGCTGGCGGGGCGACGTTCGGGTTGCACGGTCGGCGGCACGGCGGCGGGGGTCGCGTCGTTGGCCGGCGCAGGCGCCAGCACCCGGCGCACGTCCTCCATACTGAACCCGGTCTGTTGCGCGATATGCTGGGCGCCCAGACCCTTGGCCTTCATCCGGTGGATCAGGGGGGCGTCGACGATGGGGCGGCGCGACTTGGGGGCGTGGCCCATTGAGGACAGGCTTCCACCCGCGTTGGTGGCGCGGGTCATTGGATCACCCGCCCGTCGCGGATGCGCACGTCCTTCCCCTCGGGGATCGGATGCTCTGACACGGCATAGCCGGTGCCGCGCGCGTCTTTGTAGGCCACCATGTACTGGCCGTCGCGGCGTTGCGTGCAGGAGGCGACATTGACTGTTCGGGTCATGGTCCAGCCCTCAGAACGGAATGTCGTCGTTCAGGTCGTAGCTCTCGCGCTGACCTGAAGGTTTGCTGGCGCCGCCGGCGGAGAAGCCGGACGAATAGTCGTCGCCCTTGTTGCGCTCACCCTCATCCTGCGGCTTGCCGCCGAGCATGGTCAGGACGCCGCCGAACTTCTGGAGAATCACCTCGGTCGAGTATTTCTCGACGCCCTGTGCATCCGTGTATTTGCGGGTCTGGAGGGCCCCCTCGACGTAGATGGTCGAGCCTTTCTGCAGGTAGTTCTCGCATGTCTTCACGATGTGCTCGTTGAACACGACGACCTGATGCCACTCGGTTTTTTCCTTGCGCTCGCCCGACGCCTTGTCGCGCCAGCTTTCGGACGTGGCGATGCGCAGGTTGGCGACGCGGTCGCCGCTGTTCAAAGTGCGGATCTCCGGGTCACGGCCCAGGTTGCCGATGAGGATGACCTTGTTGACGCTGCCGGCCATGATCAGACCTCCCCGAGCGCGGAAAGGTAGAGGTCGAGGACGGCTTCGGCCTCTTGGCGCTTGGCCTTGTCGATGCGGCGCAGGCGGACGACCTGACGGATGATCTTCACGTCATAGCCTTCGCCCTTGGCTTCGCTCAGGACTTCCTTGATGTCGGTAAGGACAGCGGCCTTGTCTTCCTCAAGTCGCTCAACGCGCTCGATGATGGAGCGCAGACGGCCTTGGGCTGCGGATGTCAGAACATCGGATGATGCGTCGAATGTCGTATCGGTCATGGGGTTCTCTCGGATCAGGCGTGAAGGGGTTTCGGCGCGACCGCGGCGTAGGCCAGCTCGGCGGCCATCTGCTCGGCGCGGGCATGGATGAGCGCGGTGCGTGTTTCATGCATGCGACGGGTGTCGCCCCGGTCCTCAGCGGCCCGGCGAGCGGCATAGGCCTTGGCGAAGGCTCGGTTGGCCGCGTCGAGGCGCATGGCGGCGCGGGCTCTGCGAATGCCGAACATCAGCGAACCTCCCGCAGACGCGTGACGTTCGTGGCGACCGTGCGCAGCTCGCGCGCCTCATTCTTCAGGCGGTCCACGCCCTCCATCAGGGCGTCGAAAGCCTCGAAGTCACCAGCTTGCAGCGCGGCAGCAATCGGCAGGAGTGCCGCGGAGGCCTGAACTACGTCGTGCGTTTCCTTGAGGGGGCAGGCGGCCGGCGAAACCGTCGGCGGCTCGATCGACAGGGCCAGGGCGCCGAAGACGACTGACTGGCCGCACGCGTCCTCCAGCGTCCACACCTGTTCCCAGGTCGGGATGTCACGTGCGTGTTCGGGGTTGGCGCTGCCGAGTTGTGAGACGCGCTGGCGGCTTATGCCGAGATAGGCGGCTGCAGCGTCCTGACGACCGGCCCGGATCACCAGCTTGGCGAACAGGGCCTTGAGACGTCCGTAGTCGAATGTTCCATGTTCGTTCATTGCGGTTATCCAGAGGCATGCAAGGTGACGCTTCGTCGGCGCGGGCCTACTCAGGCGGCATGAAGCGGTGGGTCGGGTTCAGGATCGTTGGCGGGGACAGGGAGTGTTGCGGGCGCAGGGCGCAGCACGCTCGGGTGCAGCGTCTGGATCAGGACGGCCCGCACGATGTTTGCGATCTGGGCTTGGTCCGCGTCGGTCATGAGCTAGCCGGCCTTGCGAGCGCTGATGGCGTTAGCGGCTGCCTCGCGGCTGGGCGGCTTGCCGAGCCATGCGACGAAGAGATCGGCGACGGCCAAGGTTGCATCGGAACGACGAGAGATGTTCTCCCAGTTGCCATGTCCGCAAAGCTGAACGGCCAGCCGAAGAGCCTCGGCGCGAACCGGGTTCAGGTCGTGGTCAGCCATCGCAGACCCCACTTGATGATGTTCGCCCCCCATGGTCAGGCGGCTCGCTGTCGGACTTCGGGGTCTTCGGTGTCGTTGGCGGGGCAGAGGGGCGCGGTCAGTAGGTCTGCCGCCTTCACCTTGCCCTTCGTCAGTCTTTCGATCTGGAATGCCCGTGCTGGCGACGGGCGACTACGGCCTCGCCGGATGCGGGAGGCTTGCGAGCGGTCGCAGTCGATGACACTGGCTAGCCATCGGTCATCCCGACGATTGGCGTCCATCCAGGTATTGAGCTTGGTCATGGGTGGAAAGTGCATGATATGCACGATGGTAGTCAAGCTAGAATGTGCATATCGTGCGCTGGCGTGATATGCACGTTGGTGGCCACTAGGGGCATGGCGCGAAAAGCTAAGGCCCCCATTGAATCGCCCTTCAAGCTGAAGGCATGGCGCCAAGAGCGCGGCCTTACTCTTGACCAGGTCGGCGAAGCTTTGGGGATGACCGGGCAGAACTACGGCAAGATCGAACGGGGCGGCGTCGAGCTGCGCGAGACCTATCTAGAGCCTTTGGCGGATTTGTATGGGATCCCGAAGTCCGCACTTATGCAGATTCCCGGGCATGGAATTGCCGATACGACCGAAACTGTCCCTGTCGTTGGCTACGTCTCGGCGGGCGCCGAGCTGGCGCTGTACGACCAAGGGCAGGGGCCTTTCGACTACGTGTCACCGCCGCGAGACAGCAAGCCTTCGACCGTCGCCGCCTCGGTGAAGGGCGTCAGCCTCGGCCCCCTGCTGGACGAAGCGCTGATCTTTTATGACGACGTGCGCTCGCCGGTGACGGCAGACCTGCACGGCAAGATGTGCGTCGTTGGGTTGGAGGACGGGCGTGTCGTCGTGAAGCAGCTCATGCCTGGTGACAGTGGGCGGTTCCACCTACTTTCAAACTCGTCCGAGCCGCCGCTTCTGAATGAGACTGTGGCGTGGGCCGCCAAGGTCACAGATATACGTCCACGATGAATTAACAATCACAGCTGAATGTGAATGCCTTTGGGGGGCATAATGAATAAGCTATTTGTAGGTATTGCACTGGCCGCGTCGTTTGCGCTTCCAGCATCGGCTCAGTCCGTTAAGAGCGAGGTCACAGCGACGAATGGCGTGGTCGTGACTGTCTATTCTGACGATTTTGCAAATCGATATGAATATTCGGCCCCCGTGATCAATTTCCCTGACGGCTACGCCTTGGTCGCGAGGATCGTCCGCCCCGGAATCACCCCGAAGACCAACATCCAAGGGAGCCTCTCATATCGGGGTGAGTGGAGGCGCTACAGCACCGCCTTGTTCCGAGGCGGTGCAGAGGCCAGCTACAATGCCGGCAGCCGAGAGGTGGTAAGTTGCAGCGGCTCCAGATACGGCGGCGGCTGTAACTTGAGGGAGGGCTTCTCTATTGACCTCGCGCCCGCCCAAATCCGCGATCACACGCAAGACGGTGTCATCGACATCCAGGTGAGGGCGCAAGACACCTCGACGGCCCTTATTAAGATCCCAGCCAGCTACATCGAGGCCGTCAACGAAGTGGCCGGCCATAGGTCATCTGCCAAGTAGGGGCGGGCGGATAACCTCGGGGGAGGGGCAAAATGAACATAGCCGCCAGCGCCGGCGCCAACGCCGCGATCATCGCGACACTGGCTCGCAGCAAGGTCATTGAGCATTTCCAGAAGGCCGGGGCGCTGAGCCCTGAGACTGCCTTGCCGCTCCCGGCCAAGAGTTCTCGCTCCATTGTGGACGCTCTGATCAAGCAGAAGGTGCTGATCCCTGCCGGGGACGGGTTGTTCTACGTGGATCTGGACGCCGACAAGCAGTGGCTTCGCGCGCAGGGCAATGTGGCGGTCGCCGTGATCATCGGGCTGGCTGTTCTGCTGGGGATCGTGATGGTCATCGTGGCGGTGGGTTCAGCGGCATGAACCGCAAGCTCTTAATGCGCGAGGCGAGGAGCCTGGCCCACCGCATTGCCCAACTGAAGCCTTTCGACTGGGTCGCCAGCGGTGCGTTCGTAATTATCCTGTCTTGGCCGAAAAAGCTGATCTGGCGCCCTTGGCCTGACTGGCTGGTCGCGACCGCCATGGGGATAGGCGGGGCGCTGGTGGCCTATGGGGCGCTGCTCTGGCTGCTGAGCCTCCGCGCGGCCAAGGTGAATGCCTCGGGGGAGGGGTGATGATTGGATTAATGTGGCGATGCCACGACGTACCGGCGGCGCGAGGTCGTGCCGCCGGAAAATGGAAGCGGGGCACATAGATGGCAGCACAGTATCAATCTGAAATCCGCGAGAGCGTAGTCAGAGATCTGCTTGACAAGATCAAGAAGCAGAGCGTCGGGTCGTATCTTCGGCGTATTAAATTGAACAAGGTTCGAGCATTTGAAAATCAGTCCGTTGATCTTGATTTTCCGGTAACCGCGCTGATCGGGACGAACGGAGGCGGGAAGTCGACCATTCTCGGCGCGGCAGCCATCGCCCACAAGTCCGTCAAACCTGGGCTGTTTTTCCCAAAAAGTTCCATCGGCGACCAGTCGATGTCGAACTGGGGTATCGGGTATGAGATAATTGAAAAGAAAAAGAATCCCACTCAACCAATATCTCGCAATGCGAGATTTAGAAATTCGAAGTGGGTGCGGGACGATCTGATTGATCGGCCGGTCCTATATTTCGGAATCCAACGAACTGTTCCGGCGAGCGAGAGACGAGAATTCAAAAAATTCGCGACGTTCAGCTACAAGTTTAAGGGGGTTAGAACAGAACTTAGTGGGACCACCCAAGAGCAAGTCGCTAGAATATTGGGTAAAGACGTATCTAAGTTCGAGCAAGCTGCCGTCTCGACGACCCAAAGTTTCTACGTTGGTGGTGATGGGAATATCACCTATTCAGAGTTCCATTTTGGAGCCGGTGAATCTTCTATCCTGCGGATGGTAAGTGAAATTGAGGCCGCCCCCGAAAACGCAATTGTGTTGATCGAGGAAATCGAGAACGGACTTCATCCCGTCGCGACCCGGCGAATGGTCGAGTACCTCATTGATGTGGCAAGTCGTAGATCGATCCAGACCATTTTCACCACCCACTCTGAGGATGCGTTGACGCCGCTACCGCCCGAAGCGATTTGGTCATCCATTGACGGGCGAACTCGGCAAGGAAAGATATCGATTGAGGCGCTTCGCGCCATCACCGGTCGCGTGGACGAACGGCTAGCAATTTTCGTCGAGGACGATTTTGCTAAAGAGTGGGTCGAAGCCATTGTGAGGTTCAAGCTACCCCAAAACATGGAAGAAATTGGCGTTTATCCAGTAAGCGGGGACTCGCAAGCATTTGCGATACACACTTCGCATCGGAATAACCCTGCTATTGCAGACCGGTTAAAATCTCTGTGCGTCTTAGATGGTGACAGTGAAAAAATTGAAGACGGTGCGGCGGGGGTATTGAAGTTGCCTGGGCGGGTACCCGAGGCAGTGGTGTTTGATTACGTCCGAAACAACATCGATTCCCTCTCCATGAGACTCGCTGTGTCGATGCACCTTCCTCCGGACAAGGAGGGCACAGTGCGAAAGGTCGTGGAGGACGTGTCAAATACAAACCGGGACCCGCATCTCTTGTTTTCTCAAATCGGACTTCGCAGCGGTTTGGTTCCTACCAAAATCGTATCGTCGGCGTTTTTGTCGTTGTGGATTGATGGTAATCCTGTCGATTCCCAGAGAATAGCCGATGCTATAGTCGAAGTACTTACTTCGTAGCATTGGCTCCGCCCCGCCCCGCCCCGCCCCGCCCCGCCCCTCACCGGGCGGGGTTTTTGCTTTCCCGCTCCAGCGTGTCCGCCTCTTCCCGATACTCGTCGGCGATCCGGCCGAACCGCTCGCGATCTGCCTTGAAGGGTGAAAGCCTGGCCATGTTCTCGGCATTGCGCTGAAGCTGGCGAAGCTCCGATACTCGGGAGGGACGGGTCATTGTGAAGCGGAACTCGGCTACTGCGGTCGGGCACTGGCTCCAGGGCAAGTCCTGAGCCTGTCGCCGATACGGCCCGTCTGAGGGCTTGGATGACCTCGCAGTTCCCTAAAGTTGTTCAACATTATCGTGTAGCTCAGCCGTAGGAACGCCCGTTTCCGCAGCTGCTTCATCTCCCGTAACCAGCAGGGAGATGCGACATGACCGACGTTCAACCGAACCCGGATCGCGAACAGGATCTGGAAACCACGACGCCGCAGCCGGACGAGAACCCCCAGCAGCGGGAACACCTTCGGGAGCAGGCTCAGCGTCAGCCAGGTCAGGAAGATCCGGCGCCAGCATCGGGCGGCGAAGGCGCTGCCGGGGCAGGCGGTCCTGGTGGCTTCGGCACAGGAAGCTGAAGCCCAGCTCATTGAGCACATCGAACCCCGTCCGAAAGGGCGGGGTTTTTGCTGTCAGGCTAGTGCTAGTTGCTGCTTCAACGCCTCCACCGCCTCGCGCGTGAGGTGGAACGGCATCTGATGCGAGACGCCTTCGATGAGGAACGAGAGGACCACGCCGCCGGCGTCATCTGCCAATAGGTCGAAGCCGTCGATTTCGAGCGCGGTCACGTTACGCTCCTCTGTGGTCCCCGGCGTTTGCTTGGTCGAGTAGGCGATTGCCAGGCCAGCGAGACCGGGCAGCTTCTCGCGGGGTATGGCGAGGGCGATCCGGCCAGCCTCCTTAGTCTCGAACCTGAACAGGCCGTGGCTTTCATCCACGGTCGGGGCGGCGGCGAGGGACTTTACGGTCAGCGCTTCCATGGCTCGACCATATCACCGACTGGCGTGTTGTCAGGCCGCCTCTTCGTCTCGTCCGTCAGCAGCCAGCGGATCTATCTGGGTCCAGGTGTCGCCCTGGTCGGTGCAGGTTAAGCTGGTCGCCATTTCCAATAGCGCAGCCATGTGAGGTATGGCTTGCCCACCGACGCGCGTCCGAGCGCCCTGCGTATCTGATCGACAAAACTGCCGACATCCATGAAGTAGTTGGGATAGGCGGCGATCAGTCCTTGGACGCTGTCAGCCTCGACCACGACCGAGTCGGAACTCGCGCCTTCGGCCGCTGTGATGCCCAGCAGGATTGTGTCCAGGTTGTTGAGAGGCTTGACGGTGACCCTCATGGCCGACCGATCAAGGGTGATGACGTATCGTCCGCTGTATGAGCGCGCGCCCTGGTGCAGATGGTTTATCGCACTCCGATAGCTCTCCAGGGTTTTGATCGCCTCTACGCGCTCCTCAAGGTCCGCGACTTCTTCAAGGCGCGCCTTGGCGTCGTCCGGGGCACCTGACGGGATCGGTAGGCCTTCATGTGTCGCGATTTCCGCAGACATGAGAACAAAGAACCGGAGCCAATCAGCGCAGCCGACGCCCGCCTTCATGTCTTCGCCGCGCATGAACCCCACGGCTTCGAGCGCAGTGGCCCAGGCATGCTGCAACTGGGTGCGAATTTGGATTTCGACTGCTCGGTTTCTGAAAGCCTCGTCATCACCTTGATAGCGCATCATCAGGTGGGCGCTCCGGTAGCCTGAGGCCTTGGGCGATCCGATGTGGTCGTCGATCTTGGCGACCTTGTGCCGTGAGCGCCCTTCCTGAAACCGCCCTATGACGGCTTCAACAGCGGGCATGTCAGGCATAACGGCCCGGACCCCGGCGATGTCCTGAACGTCCCACAGGTTAATCCGCGACCGCTGTAGTTTCTTGCGGATCGACGCCATGCGCTTAATACGGCCCGCGACCACGGCCTCCGAGGCCACAGCCCTAGCTTGCTGATGCAGGCTCAGGCGCAGGCTGTGAAGCGGAAGTAAGTGCGAGGCGCGCCAGTCGTGCGCGGTCCTGAAGTGAGCGGCGGCCTCGTCGATCCGGTCGGTTGGAATGCTGGCACGCAGTACATCCCCCGCCGTGATGACGTCTGCGCGTAAAGGCGGCGCCGTCCAGGCCATGTCGTCCCCCAGGCAAGGGGCAACCCTATTCAAAGCCATCTCAGTGAGTCCAGTGTTCGGCTGGGTCATGAAGGTGGTGTAGCACAAAAGTGCATAACGCGCACATTTCCCCTTGACGATGAAAGTGCATAACGTGCACAGTCCTCCCAACACCAAGGGAGACCACCCGATGTCCCAAGACCCCAAGAGCCAAGCCCGCGAAGTCGCGCTGGCCCACGGTTCCGCCGCTCAGGCGCTGAACGTCCTCGGCCCGATCAATGGCGATGATGCCCACGATCTGCGCCACGAACTTTACCTGCTCCTGTCGCTCGAGAACGGCTCGGCGATCGCCGATTGCCAGAAGATCGTCGATGTCGCCAAGGGCGAGGGCCTGATCGCTTGGACGCAGCGCCGGGACGACACCCAGCGCGCCGCCGACCTCTGGAAACGCGACCTGCTGATCTGCAAGGCCGCCATGTTCACGACGGTGGCGGCATGATGGAAGTCATCATCTGCCCGGGCTTCAACAAGCTCTACCGCGTCGCCCTCGTGGATGACGCTGGCAGCTTTGAAGCCCTCTCCGAACACGACGCTCCTGAGCAGGCGATGGCCGCCAAGCTGCTGGCCCGCGCCGCGCAGGCGCGCGCCGATCTGATGCTCAACAAGATTTTCCGGGAGACTGCCAAGTGAACCGCCGCCAACTGGCTAAGGCGCAGACTCGCGCCCGCATCATCGCCGCCGCTCAGAAGGTCTGGGCTGAGCCCGGCTCCTACGAAGACGGCACCATACGGGTCATCGCCACTGCAGCCGGTATGTCTACCGGCGCCATCTTCGCCAACTTCGAGGGCAAGGAAGGCCTCTGGCGTGAGGCCATGGGGTACGAGCCTCCGATCGACAGCGCAGCGGTGCGTGCAGCCCTTCGCGCGGCTGCGCCCCGACCCGTCCTGGCTGAGGCCGCGTGATGGGATCGGTCGTCCCGTTCCGGCGCCCGGCGCACGCTCAGTCCCTGATCAAGCACACCGCGACGCTGTCGTGGCTGGATCGTCAGGGCGAACAGCGTCGCGAACGCCACGCCGCATGGACCTCCGTCGAGGCGGCTCAGATGGCCTGGAAGCGCGCTCGCTCGCTGCGCCTGTGCGGTGAGGCTCTGACCTTCCGCATCGACCATCGCTCGCAGGTGGTCCTGTGACCGACGCAACCCCTTCCTCCGCAGCCCAGAGCCCTCGCGTCGCCAATAACGGCGCGGGGGAGGGCGCGGGACAATCCGAGAGCATCATGACCGCAGTCACAACTACCGGGCCTGCCATCTACCGCGCCATCGCCTCTGTCATGGCTGACATGGCTGTGGAGGGCATCGGCAAGGACAAGCGGAACACCCAGCAGGGCTACAACTTCCGTGGGATCGACGACGTCTACAACGCGCTCGCGCCCATTCTGGCCAAGCGCGGCCTGATCATTCTGCCTCGCGTCGTAAGCCGTGAATGCGTGGAGCGCACCACGGCCAAGGGCGGCGCGATATTCTACACGACCGTCCAGGTCGAGTTCACGCTGGTTGCCGCCGAGGATGGGTCGTCGCACGTCGTCACCACCTACGGCGAAGCGATGGATAGCGCCGACAAATCCACGAACAAGGCGATGAGCGCCGCGTTCAAATACGCCGCCATGCAGGCTTTCTGCATCCCGACCGAGGGCGACAACGACGCCGACGCGACCACGCATGAAGTTCGGGGCCGCCAAGCCGACACCGGGCCGAGCGCAGCGGCTCAGTTTGCGGCCGACCAACTCCGCAACGCCAAGACCGGCGACGAGTTCAAGCACTTCTGGAACAGCCAAAAGGAAGGCCTGCGCCAGAGCCTGAACGACGGCGATTACGCCCACGTCGTGAAGGTCATGCAGACCGAAGCCAAGCGCTTCGCCGTCGACAAGCCAGCGGACACGTCCGCCGACCAGAAGACCGCCAACGACTTCCCCGGCGACACCCCCTTCGACAAGCAGGACGAGGCCGCCTGATGACCTTCTACGTCAACTCCAAGGGCCAGGACGTTGAGATCTCCTCCATGGCGTATCCGCACCTGTGCTCCGCTCACGCCAAGCTGGTTCGCGAACAGCGCGACGGCCTGCGCCAGAAAGAAATCGACGCCATGGCGGCAGAGATCGCCGCGCGCGATGTCCAGCGCGCCGAAGCCGAGGAAGCCGGCGAGGGGTTCCGCGCATGACCGCCGAAGTCATCCACCTCAAGAACGAGCCGCCGACGCCATTCGACGCGCACCGCATCAACCTCGACGACCTTCTGGTCGAGGCCCGTAACTGGGCCGACGGCGAACCAGCCGCTACCCAGGCGCAGGTCGATGAGATCGCCCGGCTGATCGATGATCTGAACGCTGGCGCCAAGGCCATGGAGGCCGAGCGCGTGGCGGAGAAGAAGCCGCTCGACGAAGCCGTCAAGGAAATCCAGGACCGCTACAACGTCTACCTCGCCCCGCTGTCGAACAAGACGGTCAAGGGCAAGGTGCCGCTAGCGATCGATGCGCTGAACGCCGCCAAGCGCCCCTTCCTGGTCGCCCGGGAAGCCGAACTGGAGGCGGCGCGCAGCGCGGCTCGTGCCGAAGCTGAGGCTGCTGCTCAGGCCGCCGCCGAAGCTGCACGAAAATCCAACGCCGCCGACCTGGAGCAGCGTGAGGCTGTCGACGCGAAGATCAAAGCCGCCGAGGACGCTCAACGCGCCGCCAAGATCGCGGACAACGCCAGGGCTCACGCTCATGGTGGCGGTCGGGCCCAAGGCTTGCGCACCCGCGTGCTGGCCGAAGTCACCGATCTGGACGCTGCTGTCCGCCACTACTGGACCGAGAGCCGTCCGGCCTTTGCTGACCTGATCCAGAAGCTGGCCGACGACGACGCGCGCCAGAACCGCCGCGCCGCCAAGGGCGTGACCTTCCGCGAGGAGCGTTACTGATGTCGCGCAACCTGCTCCGCTTGACGCCCGGCGCCCGCCGCGACGCCCATCTGTGGGTGGATAAGGCCTTGTCCCTCTGGACGCCCGGTAAGCCCTTCCTTCTCGAAATCCGGGAGCCGAAGCGCACCGACGAACAGAACGCCGCGCTCTGGTCATTGCTCGGCCAGATCACGAAGCAGCGCCCGCTCCACAACGGACGGAAAATGACCGCCGACCTCTGGAAGTCCGTCTTCATGGACGCTCTGGGCCACGAGGTTGACTACTGCGCCAGCCTGGACGGTGAGCGCATCTTCCCGCTCGGCCATCGGTCGTCGCACCTGAGTAAGGCGCAGTTCTCGGACCTGCTTGAGCTGATCCTGCATTGGACTGCAGAGCAGGGCCTGACGATCAAGCACTTCGACGCCGAGCCCGAACGGGTGGCCGCATGACCCGCGAACGCGTCGTCATCGAGAAGCGCAAGCCGCTGTCCCGCCGCGAAAGCCTCCACCTCATGCTGGAGCAAAAAGGCATCTGCGCCTGCGGCTGCGGAGAGAAGCTCCAGCCCATGACTGAGGGCGTCATCGATGAACACCGCGTCGCCCTGGCGCTCGGCGGCACCAACGACCTGTCCAACCGGCACCTGTTCCGCAAGCCCTGCGCCCGGAAGAAGACCGACCAGAAGGACACCCCGGCCATCGCCAAGGTGAAGCGCATCGAGGCGCGCCTGAACGGCACTCGCCGCCCTCGCAAGCCCATCCCGAGCCCCGGCTTCGACAAGACCATGACCAAGAAGTTCGACGGCTCAGTTGTCCGCCGCTCTCAAGAGGGGAAAGCCTGATGGGTGGTCAGCCCCAGAAGCGGCCGCTGCCGTGCTCTGAGCCCGGCTGCACCGCTCCCGGCGTCGTCCGCGTGCAGGGCAGCAAGTCCCTTTTCTGCTTCACCCACAAGCCAGTCGGAAGGAAGATCCTGTGAGCAGTACTGTTCAAATCGAAAGCCGCCTGTTTGACGGCGCCCGTCTGATCAAGACCATGGATGCCGACGCCGCCAAGGGCGTCACCTGGGCCTTTGAAGACGGGCGCATGGCTCGCGCCGATCTCTGCCAGAAGATGCTTGAAGACGGCGTGATCGCCCCCGAGGAAGACGGGCTGTTCCCCGGCCTTGGCCAGACTTTCCGTCTCGCACCTTATCCGAAGCCGCTGGAGGACTTCGTGTCCGAGCGGTGCGGACCTGACTGGGTCGTGGCGAAGCGCCGGAGCGCCAAGCTCAAGGCCGCCCATCGCACCGTCATCCTTCCTCGCGAGTTCGCTGCTGCTGAGCGCGAATGGGCTGCGCGCCATCGGGTGGCAGCATGACCTCCGTTCCTCACTCCGGCGCAAAGAGCGTGACCCCCGGCGGTTCTGTCGCTGGCGGGGCGGGCTGGAGGTGCTTCCATTGCGACGAGACCTTCACGGATCGCCGCTGCGCCGCCGCTCATTTCGGAGCGGATGAGGACGCCGCTCCGGCCTGCCAGATCAAGGGCAGCGAGGTGGGTCTGGTCGAGGCGTTGCGCCGGGCGGAGAAGGATGCGGGCGATGCGTGGTTCGCGATCCACAACGAAAGCACCGAGGCGGCCCAAGCCTACTACGCGCAGAACTCGCGCCATCGCGAGCAAATGGTAGCCGTTGAGCAAGCGGGCTATGATCGCGGCCTTGCTGACGCCAAGGCGCACCCCGAAACGCTCGGTCTGACCGCTGACGCGCCTGATCTGCTGGAGGCTCTGCGCGAAGCCCGCGACGCGCTCCACCAGCACTACGTCGATTGGGACGGCGAGCCAGAAGACGCCGTCTCGCTCCAGCTTGCCCGCGCGAAATGCGACGCAGCCATCGCCAAGGCTACGGCAGGCGAGACCCGCAACGCCGAACCCATCCACCGCCGGGACGGAGACGAGGGGTGACTTACATCCGCGTCGAGCAATCTGAACGGCTGGCCCTGCGCGACAAGGTGGGGGAGATCGCCGTCATCGCCCTCGGTCAGCACGGCGGGCGCTGGTTCTTCGCTCTGAGCCATCAGCAGCGCACCGGCGACATGTGGGGCTCATTTGGCGGGATCGGCTTCCGCGAAGGCGAGCCTGGCGCCGCCAGCCGTGACGAAGCCCTGAGCGCCGCTATCGCCTGTGCCCGCGTCCGCTGGGCCAAGCGCACCCGCGAAATGGCCGCGCACATCGCATGGCTCGACACCCTCATCCCCGAACAACGCGACCTCTTCGGAGCAGCAGCATGAAGAACAAGCTCTCAGACTTGAACAACCACCTGTTCGCTCAACTGGAGCGGCTAGGCGAGGAAGACCTGACCGCCGACCAGATTGACAAGGAGGTCAACCGCTCCAAGGCCATCATCGGCGTGGCGGCTCAGATCGTCAGCGCTCAGAACCTCAACCTTCGCGCCGTCGAACTGATCGCTGAACACGGCGAGCGTTTCCACGACAAACTGACGATGATCGAGGCCCCACGATGAGGGGCGCCAGGATCATCTACAGCGCCGCCGAGATGGCTTGGTTGGAAGCCAACCGGACGATGGTCATCAGCGACTTTCACCGGGCGTTCCAGGCGGCGTTTTCGCGCCCTGACATCTCGGCCATGAACCTGCACGGCCTTCGGAAGCGCAAGGGCTGGAAGACCGGGCGAGAGGGCGACCGCTACAAGGGGCGTCACCGGAAGTTCAGCGCGCCGGAGATGGCGTGGCTTGAGGCCAACCGCCTTCTGCCGATCTCGGACTATCACGGCGCCTTCATCGCCGCTTTCCCGCGCGAAGACGTGCGCCCTGCTAACCTCCACGCCCTGCGTAAGCGGATGGGCTGGAAGACGGGCAGGACCGGCCAGTTCGCCAAGGGGCAGACCCCGCCGAACAAGGGCCAGCGCTGCCCCGAGGGCGTCGGCGGGCGGCACCCGAACGCTCGAAAGACGCAGTTCAAGCGGGGCCAGGAGCCGCACAATACCAAGCACCTGGGCCATGAGCGGCTGAACGTCGACGGCTATGTCGAGATCAGTGTCGCCGAGACGAACCCGCACACCGGCTATGGCCGGCGCTACGTCCACAAGCACGTTCACCTCTGGGAGGCGCTGAACGGGCCGGTCCCTGAGGGCTTCTGCCTGAAGTGCCTGGATGGCGACAAGACGAACACCGATCCCGCCAACTGGACCGCCATCTCTCGCGGCGTGCTGCCTCGCCTCAACGGCGGCAGGGCCACGCGGATCATGGCCTACGACACGGCGCCCGACGAACTGAAGCCCGCGCTTCTCACCATCGCCAAGATCGATCACCGCGCCCGCGAACTGCGGCGCCAGCGGAAGGACGCAGCATGACCCGCGCCGCTGAACACACCCCATCCCCCCAGAGCGTCGTCGTGCCGGACCGCGCGATGGAGCAGATAGCCTTCAACCTGTGCTCGCTGCACGACTTCGATCCGGCTTTCGTGTCCGGTCAAGAGCGGTTTGCACGCGCCGTCATCACCGAGTTTCTGAGATCCGCCCCCGCCCCGTCATCTCTGGCGGGTGGGGAGGTGCTGTCCGCAGGAGAGCGCGCCTTCACAGCATGGGCTGCGACCAGCGGAGCGAATGGTACGTCCCTCATGTGGACGTGGGGCGAGATGCCCGCCTCCCAACAGGAACGATGGGCGAAAATCGCTCTCGCCGCCCTATCCCCGGAAGCCCCAGCGCGGGAGGCGACAGCCTTTGCTATGCACGACGGCATGACCACGCATCCGACGCTTCGATCCGCCAACCTCGCCCGCCAGAACGAGTGGGACCAGGACAACCAGATCACCGCCGCTTATCGGGGCAACGAGCTGGCGGGCGAAGTCGGAGAGGCGTGCAATGTCATCAAGAAGCTGGAGCGGGAGCGGCTGGACATCTTGGGATCGCGCGCGACGGTCGGCGAACTGGCTGACGAGCTCGCAGACGTCCTGATCTGCGCCGACCTGATCGCCATGCACTACGGCATCGATCTGGAAGCTGCAGTGGCGCGGAAGTTCAACGCGACCAGCGAGAAGGTCGGGCTTCAGACGCGTTTGGCGGCGCCGACCGATGGGGGTGAGGCATGAGCCCCATCGTCCTGATCTGCGCCACCCTCCTGATGAGCGACGGCGACAGCGGCCGCTGCGTCACCGACGACGGCACGCGCCACCGCGTCCGCCTTGCCGGGATCGACGCCGGGGAGGTCGCGCCGTTCACGCGGTGCCGCCAGCGGCCCGATGTCTGGGCCTGCTCGCCGGCCGCCCGGTCCACCGCGGACCGTGCGAAGGCTCGGGCTGTCCAACTCGCCGCCAGCGGCGCCCGCTGCACCATCACAGACACGGACCGCTATCGGCGGAACGTGGCGGTCTGCACGGTCAACGGGCGCGACCTGGGCTCCATCCTCGTCCGCGAAGGCCTGGCCATCTCGGAAACCAACTTTGGCGACCCCTATCGGCGCGAAGAGCGTCAGGCACGGGAGCAGGGAAGGGGTATCTGGCAATGACCAACCGCAACGTCCTGCCAATGAGCTGCCCGCCGCGCGGCCTGTCCCGCGTCGAGGGCGCGGCATACATCGGCATCAGCGTCAGCAAGTTCGACGAGATGGTCGCTGATGGCCGGATGCCGCCGCCGCGGCCGATCGACCGCCGCAAGGTCTGGGACCGCCTGGAGCTTGATGCCGCCTTCACCAACCTTCCCCACATCGAGGAAGACAACCCCTGGGATCAGGTTGCGTGAAGAAGCCGAAGTACGTCTCGGCCTATCGGGACCGACACGGCGTCCTGCGCTGGCGGTATCGGCGGCCCGGCCTTCCACAGAGCCAGAGCCGGGAGTTGTTCGGCTCTGAGGCGTGGTGGACCTGGTACGCGGCAGCCGAGGGCGCGAAGAAGGTCTCGGTGGGTGAGAAGCGCACGATCCCCGGAAGCCTCAGCGCTGTGGCCGTGGCCTATTACACCTCGGCCGACTTCAAGCTATTGGCGCCGGTCACGCAGAAGACCTACCGCAACATCATCGACCGGTTCCGCGACACGGCCGGTGCCCTGCCTGTCGCCAAGATCGCGCCCGCGCATGTGAGGAAGTGGGTCGACAACCGCGCTGATCGTCCCGCTGCGGCGAACACCTTCCTGAAGGTCTTCCGCGCCCTGATGCGCTTCGCCCTCGAGCGAGACATGGTGAAGGCGGATCCGACGATTGGCGTCCGCCCGGTCAAGAACAAGACCGAGGGGCATCACACCTGGTCCGAGGCCGAGATCGCGACCTATGAGGCGAAATGGCCGCTGGGCACCCGCGAGCGGCTGGCTTTCGACCTGCTGCTCTATACGGCGCAGCGGTCAGGCGATGTCCGCCAGATGGGCCGACAGCATATTTTGGACGGCCATGTCGTCGTTCGGCAGGAAAAGACCGGTCAGCCGCTCGAGATCCCGATCCATCCGCGGCTGAGCGAATCAATCAAGGCCTTCCACAGCGGTCAGCTGATCTTCATCGCCACCCAGCACGGCGACCCCTACACGGCTCGCGGCTTCGGCAACTGGTTCACCGATTCGGCGATCGCGGCGGGCCTTGAGAAGGGCAGGACGGCCCATGGCCTGAGGAAGTCAGCGGCACGGCGCCTGGCCGAAGCGGGCTGCACTTCGCACCAAATCGCCGCCATCACTGGACACAAGACGCTGAAGGAGGTGGAGCGATATACCCGCGCCGCAGCCCAGAAGGCGCTTGCTGGGGCGGCTATGGAACGGGTGAAGACCAGCACGGACGGGGAACAAGCGTGTCTAACCGAACCCGAAACGGTTAGACAATCGGCCCCCTAA